AATACCCTGCCGAGTGGGGCGAAGTCGTAGACGACCTGATTGCCAGCGACAACAGCATCAACACTGTCGAGGAGGCGCTCGCTCACATTGAGTATGTGAACGCGAATCATCCAGATGCCGACCTCGATGGCAACGGCGTAGTCACTGATCGGGAGTGGGCTGACTACAACGATCTGGCTGGCGACTCTGACCTTGAGCAAGGCGGAGCATTCTTCGATCCGCCCGCACCACTCTCACAAACAGGCGAGTGGCAGTGGGACCCGGAGATGCAGGATTACGAGTGGGTTGAGGGTGTGAATGAGGCTCCTCCTCCCCAGAGCGAAACTGGCGAGTACCAGTATAACACCGAAACCGAGGAATGGGACTGGGTTGAGGCGCAGCCCCTTCCAGAGAGTTCGTGGACTGACGAAATCAAAGAGAGCGTCGCCAACGTGATGGACAAGATACTGGATGAGCTGCACGCCAAGCTGCCTAAGCCTCCCGCTATGGGGTCCCACCAATGGTGGGAAGAACAATTAAAGAAAGCGCTACCCAACCCGTCTATCAGCATTGTGTATAGCGATCCCGGCCCAATACGCGTCTGGATCAAGCTGCCGGGGCCTTGGGGCGACGGCGTTATCGACCTAGATGCTGTCAAAAACGGAGAGTTCGTCCTCGATGATGCCATCAAGGAGAAAATTAACGAGACTGCCGAGAAAATTAAGGGGATTCCCGGTGCCATCAAGGAGAAGGCGTCAAACATCTTTGAGGAGATCAAGTCTGCCGGAAAAGAGATCGGTGACATCTTCGAGCAGGATGGAAACATCTTCGCGAAGGTTCTGGATGCCGCTGGCGAGGTCATCGACACTGTCGAAATATCCATAGGCGAGATTACTGATGGGTGGTATACCCAGGAAGATGCCAGGTGGTTGATTGGCGACATCATAGAGATTCTCGGAGAGGAGTTTAAGTACGATAGCGCTCCGTCAGAAGATGCCGAGACAGAAACCGAGACTGGAGGCGATAGCGGTGGCGGAGACAGCTCTGCGGACGACGATGCAGGCAATTCAGGAGGCAGCTCTACTGATACTTCTGGCACCCCTGTCGATTCAGGCGGCGGCAGCCCTATTCCCGGCGGCGATGAAACCGACACGGACGACGATGATGTGTCTGAGGAGCCCGCAGAAGGCGATACAGGCGATTCCTCTGGTGAGGCGACCAATGACACGCCAGACGACGAAGGAGCGACAGGCGGGCCTACAGAAGGCTCTACGGACGGCATCATAGACGACTCATCTGACGATGGCGATGATCTCGCGAGTGGCGAAGGTTCCGGCGACAGCTCCGGTGACGCCTCTAGTGGCGGCTCCAGTGGCAGTTCTGGCAGCAGCGGCGGACCGGCTGTAACGCCCGACGAGGGCTCTGGCGGCGGATCGGATGACCTTGTTGGCGGCGGTATCGACAGCAGCGGCGGGGGTGGATCCTCCGGCGGCGGCGGTGGCGGCGCTGGGCGCAATGGCGGCATGTTTACCGGCGGCATTGGGGTTGACTACTCCCCCCTCCAGAGTGTAGTATACAAGGTCGGTGATCCAATGGCTGACCTAGAGCGCATGATCTCTAAGAGCTTATTCAAGGACATGATGTAATGGCAACAATGACATACCTAGAGCTGGTGAACGGCGTAATGAGAAGGCTCAGAGAGCCCACAGTGTCTACCGTGGCGTCCAGCGACTACAGCGCCCTGATTGGCGATTTCGTGAATGACGCGAAGGTCTCCGTTGAGAACTCGTGGGACTGGACGGCGCTCCGGTCCACCATATCCATTAGCACCCTGAGCAACGTCAAGAACTACGCGCTGACCGGCACGGGATGGCAGGGCAAGCAGCTCAACGTCATTAATGATACATCCAACTGGGTGATGGAGTACCGCACGGCTGACTGGTTCGACGAGAAGTATTACATCGACGGTCAGACCTCCGGCGCTCCTCGGTACTACACCTTCGGCGAGACAGACGCTAACGGCGACCAGACTATCGACCTCTACCCGAAGCCGGACGGGGTTTACAACATCAGGTTTGACGCAGTTGTCCGGAACGCTAGGCTGACATCCGACTCGGACGTGCTTGAGATACCGTACATGCCTGTCCTGCATCTTGCCCTAGCGCTTGCTGCTCGTGAGCGCGGAGAGACCGGCGGCACGTCTACTCAAGAATACTTCCAGATAGCCAAGGGCCTGTTGGGCGATGCGATAGCGCTGGATGCTGCGCTGCACCCAGAGGACACCATCTTCTACACACCGTAAGGCGGCAGAATGGCACAAGAACTCAAGAGTATCAACCTTGTCGCCCCGGCGTTCAAGGGTCTGAACACAGAGGACGCGATTCTGGCGCAAGACCCGTCCTTCGCAGAGGTCGCCAACAATGCAGTTATCGACCGCAGGGGGCGGCTTGCGACTCGCAAGGGCATCGCCAACCTTAGCACAACCATAACGGCGCTCGATGGAGAGCCTGTTACCGGGATCCATGTTTTCCGTGACAGCGATGGCAACACGGATACGTTCTCGGTTGGGAACAACAAGATACTGCGCGGTCAAACCGTACTGGTAGACTACACGCCTGTAGCGTACACCATAACCTCCGATGACTGGAGGATGGTCAACTTTAACGACTCGCTCTACTTCTTTCAGCGCGGATACGAGCCGCTGGTTTACTCTCACAGCACATCCCTTGTCGAGCCTATGTCGACTGTTGCTGGCGCTGCTGGCGTAACCTCTGCCATGTACGGCAACGAGGTTATTGGCGCGTATGGTCGCCTCTGGACCGCGGACTTCACTGGAGACAAGAGCACGATATACTGGTCAGACCTGCTTCAGGGCCACGTATGGAGTGGCGGCTCATCTGGGTCAATCGACGTGTCCGAGGCGTGGCCGCAGGGATTTGATCAGATCGTCGCTCTGGCAGCCCACAACGACTTCCTGATCGTGCTTGGCACTCAGTCCGTGCTGGTGTATGCCGGGGCGGAGGACCCGACCACAATGACCCTCTCGGACACCATAACTGGCGTTGGGTGCGTCTCTAGGCACACTGTACAGTCTACCGGCTCCGACCTTGTATTCCTGTCTCACAGCGGCCTGAGAAGCCTCGGCAGGACGATTCAGGAGAAGTCGGCCAGCATCGGCAAGCTGTCCAGCAGCGTGACCAGCGATATTATCGCGGTTATTGATAATGAGACGGAGGAATTCGACTCCGCTTATTACCCTGAGCAGAAGTTTTACCTGATCTTGTTCAGGAATCAGTGCAAGATATATTGCTTCGACACCCGCGGGGCGCTGGAGAACGGCGCGTGGAGGGCAACATACTGGCCAGACTCGCCTATCAAGGCGCTTTATGCTGGCGACAGAATCAGTGGCGACATGCTGATCGGGTACGCCGGCGGCATAGGCAAGTATGACGGCTACACCGACGACGGTTCCGCTTACAGGCTCAAGTATCGAAGCCCAGAGCTGTCCCTTGGGGATACGGCTCAACTGAAGTTCATCAAGAAGATCAGGCCGACACTGGTTGGTAGTACGGGCCAGCCTATCGTGCTGCGATGGGGCTACGACTTCGACTCGTCATCCGGCTCTGCTTCGTTTACCCCCGCTGCTTCTGGGGTTAGCGAGTTCGGTATTGGCGAGTTCAATATTGGCGAGTTCAGCTCTGGACAGCTTGCCATAAGGAAGTCCATCAATGCCAACGGCAGCGGCAGCACATTATCAGTCACGCTCGAATCCGACGTGAACGGCAACGAGCTGTCAATTCAGGAAATCAACATGCTATTATTAACAGGACGCAGCTTATGAGCAGCCTTTTAGGAGATTTATTGGGTCTGGGCGCTGGTGGCGCTCTAACGCACAAGGCGTACGAGGATATCGGCGCGGCTGGCGATACCGCTCGCCAAGAGCTGACCAACCTTGCCGGGACAATGGAGCAGAAGCTCGGCTTTAAGCCATACGGCATTACCTCTGCCACCGGCGGCCAGTTTAACGTCACGCAAGGCCCTGACGGCCAGCTCAGCACGTCCATGCAGCTTTCGCCGCAAGAGCTGGCCCTGTATGAGCAGCAGATGGCTAACGCCGGCATGTTCTTCAATCAGGCCGCCATGCCTACTGACCAGCGTGAGCAGGAAGTCTACAACCGCATGAGGGCTGCACAGTCTCCAGAGGAGGAGCGTCAGCGTCTCGCGCTTGAGAGCAGGCTGTACAATCAGGGTCGAGGCGGCGTCAGAAGCGCCATGTTCGGCGGCACACCCGAGCAACTAGCGATGGCCAAGGCTCAGGCAGAGCAGCGTGACAAGTCTATGCTGGCCGCTATGCAGTTCGCCGGTCAGGAGCAGCAGCGTCAGGCCGGTCTCGGTCAGGGCATGTTAGCGTCCGCTTACGTACCTCAAGCTCAGTTACTTGCAGGCCTTCAGCCGGGAATGAACGCGGCAGAGCAGGCTCGAATCAATCAGGCGGCTGCTGCACAGGCATACGGCGAAACGTACACCAGCGGTCTCGATGCCCTGTTGCAATCACGCATGTCTCAGGCTAACCTTGCAAGCTCCCTCGGCGGTGGGCTCATGTCTGGCTCACTCGCAGGTCTATTCTCATAAGGAGGCATCATGCCCAAATTATCAAACACGGTTCTCAACACGATGGGGCAGGCCGGTCAAGGCGCTGGCCTGTTCACTGTTGGTCAGCAGCTCGGTGGGTTGGCAGCAAAGAAGCGAGCTAGGGACGAGGCCAGAGAAGAGGCTGAGGCCGTCAAGGCTGCCGCCAATCCTGTTGCCAGACTCGAACTCATGGCTCAGCAGGCGCTGGAGCGTGGTGACCGCCAAGTGGCAGCAACGCTTACTCAGAAGGCTGAGGAGTTGAGGTCGTCCGGGCTGGTTGATGCGGCCAACATTGGCAAGGCTGGCGCTCAGAGCGCTGAGGCTGTGACTAGGACGGCAAAGCTGGAAGCAGAGATGGCGGCGTCCGGGGTAGAGCGGGAGTCAGAGCAGACAAGTCTGGCGGCGCAACAAGCGAACATCTCCGACGCCTTTGCCTCGCTCGCCGAGGATGAAACTCTCTCTCCTAGAGATCGGGCGTACGTCCAGAGCGTAAGCAAAAACCTCAAGGGGAACGGCGGCCAGATGAGCGAGGAAGCCCTGAAAGACCTTTCAGCGTCACTCCAAAAGGTTCTGGATCGCAACGAAGAATCAGATACCTCAAAGTCAGTCAGGGTAGAAGGCGGCAGGGTGTTTTTGGTCGATCCCGTAAGCGGCGAAGTTCAGGAAACAGGAGCAACCTTCAGGACTCCAGAGGTAAATGATCGCTTGACCGAGCTGGACGAACGAGTCAATGAGGCCGGCGGCAAGAGCACAAGGTACGCCGCGCTGGCGATGCAAGTGGCAGAGAGGGGCCTGACCGAGACCGGTACAATCGGTGAGATGTTCAGCAAGACCAGAGAGGCTCTCGGTGTTGGTAATGACGCCGACACTCTGAGGAGAGAGCTGGAGGAGATTCGCGTGTCCGGTATGATCGCAAACCTGCCGCCCGGCGTTGCGTCCGACAAGGATATGGAGCTGGTTGCCAAGGGTGCTGCTGACTTCAACAGCCTGACGAATGCGGAAGCCCAGAGGGTTCTCGCGCTTATGGCGAAGGCCGCGGAGCATCAGGCCGAGATCGCAGAAAACAACCGCATGATCACATCGCAAACAGACAGCATCGAGACCGTCCATCACGCCAACTACCGCAAGCTGCTCAAGGCTAGAGAGAAGTCAATGAACTCTCTCAACGCTGAGGTGTATCAGCTCGGCAGCATGCTGGAGGAAAGAGACACCGTAAGGCTGAAGGTCAGAGAGCTGCTCCAGCGGGGCGATAAGCAGTCTGAGAACATCCTGAAGGTGATGGCTAAGCAGCACCCCGACATTAAGAGCTTGATCTCCCTCGAAACCGAGGCGCGTGATCTGGCGAATGAGCTGAATAACAGCGATCTGGGCAAGAAAAACAAGTGGAGCTTCTAAGTAGATGAACAGACAGGAAGAGGAACAAGCACTCAAGGACATGCTGGCGGAGTTTTCCGTCGGCGGTTCTGTCTCGCAGCCGCAAGATCCAGGCATGTCTCCTGAAGAGGAGGCCGCAGCAACAGAGCAGATGATGCAAGAGTTTGTCGACATGGACCGGCCCAAGGCTTTCAAGGAGGCTATTATCCGGGAGGAGCGGGGAGAGCCGGACCCGTGGAGCTACACGGCTGTAGAGATGACGGCCAATGCCATGCTGTTCGACTGGGCCGATGAGATTGCTCAGGCCACGATTGCGGGGCTTGCATCAACCCTGACAGACGACCCCAGAAGTGCCGGGGAAATTATGATGGATATGGAGGCGCTCCGGAGTAAGCGTCAACAGGAATATGCCGCCGCAAACCCCAATGCGGCCCTCGCCACCCAGATCGTCGGCGCAGTGGCCTCGCCTGCCAACTTCATTGGTGGGCCTGCTGCTGTCACGGCTAGACTAGCCAAGCTCCAGGGCTTAACCGGCACTGCTGCCAGAACTGCCGCCGTTGCTACGAGAGGCGCAGGTGAAGGCGCTCTGTACGCTGCGGGCTCTGCTGAGGCAGGGGAAGGGGTTGAGGCTGTCGGTGACGGAGCTATCGGTGGCGCTGGTGGCGCTGTCGTTGGCAAGGCTGCTCTGGGCGGTCTCGGTGCAGTCGGAGGCAAGCTGATCTCTCGCAACATCAAGGGCGACCTGGTGGACGCCGATGGCAACTTCACTCCTATCAACATGGTTGAGATTGACGCTGACAGCGCGGTGCAGGACTCGATTAGGGGCTTCTACAGGGACGTTATTGCTCCATCATTCCTCGGCAAGACGAAAATGAAGGCCCAGCAGGACAGGGTTATCAATGAGGCGACCGATATCGCAGAAGGCAGCCGAGAGGCCCTGAAGGCCAGCATGAAGAAGCAGGCCGAGGCGAGCAAGGAGCTGGACGACTTCGTTAAAGCGGAGGAGGCCGTACTGAACGCGCAGCTCAAGGCCGCGTCGAAGGCTGGGGATGACACGATACAGGCCTCCGCCAAGAGAGCTGAAGAAATGCTCACCCAGACAGGCCGATACAGCCAAGTGCTCAAGACCGTAAAGGCGAGACTGGATAGTCGGCTGGAGTCTCAGCGAGTCCTGTTCAGAACTCAGGCGATGGATGAGTCTCTGCCCTCCGGGGTCACTCCAGCAGAGAGGCAAAAGCTTTTTTCTATGCCCGTTCGAGAGCAGAACGACTACCTCAATGAGCTGTGGAACAGGCACGGCTTTAAGGTGATTAAGCAGCAGGGCTACAATCTGGACCTCGACAAGCTCACGAGCAGGATGTCAAGGGTGTTGCAGGATGAGGTTGCACTGCCCTCAGTTACAGCCAAGGGCGCTCTGGGTGAGAAGGGTGCGGCAGACTTTGCCGAAGAGTTCAGGAGCCTCCTGTCCGGCAGACTCCAGAGCGGCGGGTACATTAGCGGCGATGACGCTGCAAAGGTGCGCTCACTGATCGGCACTCGACGATCCTCTGCATTCCAAGGCGACAACCCTGACGCATACAGGGCGTACACTGAGATGCAGAACGAGTTTGATAATCTGCTCAAGTCGCAACTGCCCAAGAGCGCCCACAAGGCATGGGACGCAGATAAGGCGGCGTAC